GAACGAACAAAAACTGGGTATCATCAAATCGCCAGACGCATTTCAGCTCATGGGCGCGTCGTGGCATTATTCCCGATCGTATGGCAACCGCTATTCTGAACGTAGCCGGTCGCACCTTAGCCTTCATTAGTGGTAAGGCACCGGAAATCAAACCCTCGCCCGGCGGCGACACGCCATCGGGGCCGTCTGAAGATGCATCCGTACGCACAATCTCCCTGTTGCCGACAGCCGGAGATGCTGCTGCGCAGGGCTGGAGCATTAAGAATGGCGGAATTCAGTTGTCAGATGGTGTATTTAAGATCACCAAGCAGAGCAATAAAGCCTGGTCCCTGACGCGCCCGGTGGATGACGCAGTCTCCCTGCTGACACGGGGTGGCAGACTGAGCTGTAAGTTTCGACTGTCAGGCGCACTGACCAACAACCAGTTCGGTCTGGGAATTTATCTGTATACCGATGTAGCGTTACCTGACGTCGTGGCGATGACCGGGACTGGTAACCCGTTCCTGATGTCGTTCTTCACCCAGACCACAGACGGCAAACTGAATCTGATGCATCACAAGAAAGCCGGAAACACAAAGTTGGGCGAGTTCGGGAATTACAGTAACGACTGGCAGACGCTGGAGCTGGTGTTCACCGCCGGCAGTGCCACGGTTACTCCGAAACTGAATGGAGCGGCTGGCCCGGCATTCCAGGTCATAAAAGACAGTCTGACAGTGGGACTAAATGCACTGACGCTGACGGATATTACCAAAAATGCAGCGTATGGCGTTGAGATAGAAAGTCTGGTGCTGGAGATAAATGCACCGGCATCATCATAAAAAGTGAGCCAGTCAAATGGAAGGTATCGTTAAACTCACCGGTAGTGTCAGTGGGTCGTCTGAGACGCCTGCATGAGTTATCAGAGCCATCAGTACTTAACTGGTGGCTTTTTTATTGTTGTCAGCTTCCGGATAACGGGAGACGGGGTATGTACCAGATGGAAAAAATCACAACAGGTGTGTCATACACCACGTCAGCGGTGGGAACGGGCTACTGGTTCCTGCAGTTGCTGGACAGGGTTTCCCCGTCTCAGTGGGCGGCAATAGGCGTGCTGGGGAGTCTGCTGTTTGGGCTGCTGACATATCTGACTAACCTGTATTTCAAAATCAGAGAGGACCGTCGTAAGGCGGCGCGGGGGAGTAAAGCGATGAAGAAAAAATACGAACTGGGTGTTAAAGGGATAAATAATTATCCGGATAAGATTACTGTTACTGTGGCACTGGAAATTGGTGGGTATCCGTCACTGTTGTTGCCAGATGTGGCGATTAGTCTTGACCGTACTGAAGGTGCCACGCTGGAGTTTTACGAAGCTGAGGCGAAAAAGCAGGCGAAGCAGTTTTTCATGGATGTTGCTGCCGGGTTATGTGAAGGGAACGAACCGTTGCCGGAAAAGCGCCCCATAATTTTAGAGGCGCAGGACGTGTTGATAACCTACAAAGGAAAGCTACCGGGAAGAATTACCGGTTCTCTGAAGATGCCGCCGTCAACACTGCGGTCAGAAAAAGAGGCGTCTTGTCTGCAGTCTGAGTACTCCATTACGGTTAAAAGTGCCGGAGAGGAAGGAAATAAACGTTATTTTATTGCGTCTGCACCTGATAAAGATCAGGAATGGGAGTGTAACCGGCCATCCTTTGTTGTATACGGAGATGGCGGGAAAATAACCATCTCAGAAAATGGGAAATTAACACCGCCATCGCACCAGCATAGTGAGGCGCTCATTGAATTTGCCATTGATTACCTGAAGAACAATAAAAAGCAGGGGCTGATGAAGCGCATTGGTCGTTGCATGGGATATCTGCAGGTAGCAGCTGAGATTGAAATGATGGCCAGTGGTGCTGACAATGATGCAGTTGTGCTGGAGGCTCTTCTGCGTGATTTTGATAATACGCCCTTTAAGAAAGCACCTGTTGACTGGATGCAGCCGGGGATGACTTATCTGAAAGGGCGTATATAAGGTGGCTCGTTATCTGTTGCTGGATAATCGACTGAAGATGCGTTCTTTTTGTGTTTTTGCGTAATGATTGTCCCACTCACAATCAAGGTAGCTTAATTCTTCATTCAACCAGTTATTTATATTGGTCTTAATACGCATAAGCATGGGCTGTGTTAATGCTCTGGCGATAATGCCGAGAGTCACAGGTGTGAGATGTCCATACGGCTCAGCCTGAATGGATTTTACTGCATCGTGTTCTTGTGGGAGGAGTAAGAGGCACTCTGATTTTACCCGCTCATTTATGGCTTGCAGGCATAAATCATAATTATGTTGATCGTTATGCATGGTTAATCCTCTACTGAAATTGTCAGATATATTTCAGCCATCAGGAAAAACGCCAGTGTCCTACCGCTGGCGGGCTGAAGATTTAACATATCCAGGGATTCGGAACCGATAAATCCTGATAAATATCCATGAACACCAAAATCAAATATGGCCTGTCGGCTGCCGTTCTGGCGTTGATTGCCATCGGTGCGCCTGCGCCTGATATTCTCGACCAGTTTCTGGATGAAAAAGAAGGTAACCACACAACGGCATACCGTGATGGTGCGGGTATCTGGACCATCTGCCGCGGTGCCACAATGGTGGATGGTAAACCTGTTATTCCGGGCATGAAACTGTCGAAGGAAAAATGCGACCAGGTTAATGCCATTGAACGGGATAAGGCGCTGGCATGGGTGGAGCGCAATATTAAAGTTCCACTGACCGAACCACAGAAAGCGGGTATAGCGTCATTCTGTCCCTATAACATTGGCCCCGGTAAGTGTTTCCCGTCGACGTTTTATAAGCGGCTGAATGCTGGTGACCGCAGGGGAGCGTGTGAGGCGATTCGCTGGTGGATTAAGGACGGTGGCAGAGACTGCCGTATCCGCTCAAATAACTGTTATGGTCAGGTATCCCGTCGTGACCAGGAGAGCGCGCTGGCGTGCTGGGGAATCGACAGATAAGCAGAATATTTTGCTGAAAAATAAGGCATGGCCACGCGGGCGGATAACACGAAATCCTGCGAACTGGCGAAACGTAAGTGAATAAAAGTAAAAACCCCGTTTGTTGGCAGCAAGCGGGGTTTTGTTTTTATGGCAGTAAGCTATGGGAGGCTGCCTTGATTGATTTTAGCAAACTGATTAGGGAGTTGCGACTCATGATTAGTCAATTACCAAACTGGAAATTTTTGCTGGTCTGGAGCATCCCTTTTTTATGGGTAGTATCCCAGTTAATTGTGGCAATTAAGGGGTAGCTATGTCAGACAAACTCATAACGCCGGCAAAGGTCCTGTGTGTGATTGTCGGTATTTCATTTTCACTAATGCTGGTTGCTCTTTTTCTGTCCCTCGCCTGGGTGATGTTGTCTTCGTCGGGGCTGCTGGGGTGACAGTGACTGATGACATCAGCAGAGCGCTGGCTTTTGCTATTAAGTGGGTGGCTGTTGGTATTGCTGTGTCTCCGATGCTATATGGGCTGGCAAAACTGGTCATTGCGCTGAAATCGTGAACTTTAAAAAGATGAGTGCTGAACTTATTCGGGCAATGGCATTTGCCATTCGTATTGTGGCCATTGCTGTTCTGGTCTGGGCAATCCGTTGGTGGTGATATGAACCGTGTTCTGTGTGTGGTGATTATTGTCATGCTGGTGGCCTGTGGTGCGCTTAGTCTGGGGCTGAATCATTACCGTGATAACGCCATTACCTACAAAGCCCAGCGCGACAAAAATGTCAGAGAACTGAAGCTGGCGAACGCGGCAATTACTGACATGCAGATGCGTCAGCGTGATGTTGCTGCGCTCGATGCAAAATACTCGAGGGAATTAGCCGATGCGAGAGCTGAAAATGAAACTCTTCGCGCTGACGTTGCCGCTGGTCGTAAGCGCCTGCGTATCAACGCCACCTGTCCAGGTCCCGTGCGTGAAGCCACCGGCACCGCCCGCGTGGATAATGCAACCGGCCCCCGACTGGCAGACACCGCTGAACGGGATTATTTCACCCTCAGAGAGCGGCTGATGACGATGCACAAGCAACTGGAAGGGGCGCAGGAATATATCCGTACTCAGTGCCTGAAATAAGTTTTGTTGATGCGCCGTATCGTCGCTGTATTCCCTCATTAACAGAGACCGCAGCCCGACAGGGAGACTCCTCTGCGCGAGTGTGCGGGGATAATCAAAAACGATACACACCGGGGTTTACCGCGTTAACGGAGCGCGGCGTTGTCCCCTCATAGTCGCCTGTCCGGTGCGATGGTGGAAGAAATCGGACTACATTGAAAATGATAACCATTATCGTTTTTGCGGGTCCTCCTGGTGGGGTGGGCCTGAACACGGGGCGGACGGCGCGGGAAAAGGCGCATTTTTGTGATTTTATCGTCATCATCATCATTAGCGTAACTTGTTGTTTTTAATGTGTTTAGCATTAAAAAGATGATGATTGTGGTTGATTTTTGTTCGACATCTTTATATGGCGGCATTTCTTTACAAAAAAAGAGCCACTTTTGTTCAGCGGTTTATGTGGAGGGATGTGAATGGACGGCGAGCTGAAAAATATGAAGTTAAATATTAATCAACTGGCAGCCATTTCAGGTCTGCACCGGCAGACTGTTGCCGCCAGAATGGCGGATGTTCCTCTTGCACCAGGTAGTAATGAAAAGAAAAAAATGTATCTCCTGACGGATTTGATTATTTCGTTGCTGGAAAAACCACCGGCTTCCGAAGATGAAGAGATGAACCCACATGATCGGAAGGCATGGTATCAGTCCGAGCGCGAGCGTCTTAAATTTCAGCATGAAACTGTTCAGCTTGTGCCAGTCAGTGATGTCAGGCGGTCCTTTTCTGTCGTGGTGAAAGCGATAGTTCAGGTACTGGAAACCTGGCCTGACCGGCTGGAGAGGGACAGGGGGTGGACCGCATCACAACTGAATGAAGTACAGATTGTGGTTGATGAGATCCGCGATACACTGGAAAAGGCAGTCATTGACTGTTGTGATGAGGCCGATATGTGAATCAGGTGAACGAGAGCCATAGCCGCGCATCCGATATCTGGCGCGAAGTGGCCTCGCTGTTTCGCCCACCCAGCCGGTTACCAGTAGCGGAAGCCATCAGGCGTTATATGCGGGTACCACGGGGAGCCAATACTTCCGGTCCGTGGGAGTCATCGCTGACGCCCTATATGATTGACCCCATTAATACATTATCAGCCCGTGAATATGACGCGGTGGTGTTTGTGGGACCTGCGCGAACCGGGAAAACCGAAGGGCTGATTGATGGCTGGATTGTGTACGGCATCATCTGTGATCCGGCGGATATGCTGGTGGTGCAGATGACTGAGACGAAGGCGCGTGAGCATTCCAGAACGCGTCTTTCCAGAACGTTTCGCCACAGTCCGGAGGTCAGCAAGCGCCTCAGTCCTTCCCGTAATGACAACAACGTCCACGATAAAATGTTTCTTGACGGCTCCTTCCTGAAGATTGGCTGGCCGTCGATCACTGTATTTTCTTCTTCGGATTACCGTCGTGTGGCGCTGACGGATTATGACCGTTTCCCTGAAAACGTGGACGGGGAAGGGGATGCCTTCACCCTGGCATCAAAGCGTACCACCACCTTTATGTCCTCGGGGATGACCTTGGTCGAGAGTTCGCCGGGGCGGGATATCACTGACACCAAATGGCGCTGTGGCGGCGCACATGAGGCACCGCCAACAACGGGGATCCTGTCACTGTATAACCGGGGAGACCGCCGCCGGTGGTACTGGCCGTGTCCGCACTGCGGGGAATATTTTCAGCCGGTGATGGATAACATGACCGGATACCGGAATAACCCGGATTTTGTGGCTGCCGGTCAGGCTGCCCGTCTGATGTGTCCGCATTGTCGCGGGCTGATTGCCCCTGAGCAGAAACGCGAACTGAATAACAAAGGGATCTGGCTTCGTGAAGGTGAACGGGCGGTGGCGGACGGCAGTATCACCGGAACACCACGAAATTCCAGGATTGCGTCATTCTGGATGGAGGGGCCGGCTGCGGCGTTTCAGACCTGGGAACAACTGATTTTTAAACTGCTGGCGGCAGAAGAAGAGTATGAGCGAACCGGCAGTGAAGAGACCCTGAAAGCGGTGGTGAACACCGATATCGGACGCCCCTATCTGCCCCGTTCAGCCACGGAACAGCGTAAAAGTGAACTGCTTGAACAGCGTGCCGAGCCGTTTCCCCGGCGATCTGTGCCGGATGGTGTGCGTTTTATTGAGGCAACGGTTGATGTACAGGGCGGTAAAAATCGCCGTTTTGTTGTGCAGATCACCGGATACGGAGAGCAGGGGGAACGCTGGATTGTTGATCGCTATAACATCCGGCATTCACTGCGCTGCAGTCCCAACGGTGAAAGTCTGCCGGTTGATCCGGCGGCATATCCGGAGGACTGGGATTTGTTGCTGACGGATGTGTTCCATAAAACATGGCCGCTGGCTTCTGATCCGGATGTGCGCATGCGTCTGATGGCCATGGCGGTGGATACGGGAGGGGAAGCCGGGGTGACAGATAACGCCTATCGTTTCTGGCGTCGTTGCCGGAGTGACGGACTGGGCAACAGGGTGTTTCTGTTCAAGGGGGATGGACTTCGCCGTGACAGGCTGATTAACCGTACCTTCCCGGATAATACCGGCAGAAGTGCCCGCCGTGCCAGAGCCAGTGGCGATGTCGCGCTGTGGCTGGTTCAGACGGATGCGTTTAAGGACCGTGTAAATAATGCCCTGTGGCGTGACACACCAGGGCCGAACTATATCCACTTTCCCGACTGGCTGGGGCGATGGTTTTACGATGAGCTGACCTATGAAGAGCGCGGCAGTGACGGAAAATGGCGAAAACCGGGCAGGGGAGCTAACGAGGCGTTTGACCTGCTGGTTTATGCGGATGCGCTTGCCGTTCTGCATGGTTACGAAAAGATCCGCTGGCCCTCCGCACCGGACTGGGCACAGCGGGAAACGTGGCTCGTCTTCCCGCAGGAGCGTTCTGGTGAAACGGTATCCCCGGAACTGACGGCCGGGGCAGAAAAACGCCGTCGCCGGAAGAAAAAACTGCGGACGGAGCGTGCGGAAGATAATCCATGGATAACATCAGGAGGCTGGTTGTGAGCACAGAAGAAGCCAGAGAAATGATACAGCGGTACCGTGAAGCGGAAATGGCCGTACTGGAGGGGAAATCTGTCACCTTCAACGGACAGCAACTGACGCTGGAAAGCCTTTCTCAGATCCGCGCCGGACGTCAGGAGTGGGAACGCAGGCTTGCCGCGATGGTGAGCCGCAGGCGGGGAAAACCAGGATTTAAACTGGCGAGGTTTTAATGGCAATTATTGATGATGTGATAGGCGTGTTTTCCCCCGGCTGGAAAGCAGCCAGACTGCGTTCAAGGGCGTTAATCATGGCCTATGAGGCGGTGAAACCGACCCGGACACATAAAGCCCGGCGGGAAAATCGCTCTGCTGATCAGCTCAGTAAATACGGTGCGGTTTCCCTGCGGGAGCAGGCCCGTTTTCTGGATATCAATCATGACCTGGTGATTGGTGTGTTTGACAAGCTGGAAGAGCGGGTGATTGGTGCCAGGGGAATTATTGTGGAGCCTCAGCCATTACGAAAAAACGGGGAAATGGCGGCAGAGCTGGCTGCGGATATCCGCCGGTTGTGGGCTGAGTGGTCCGTGAGTCCGGATGTGACAGGGCAGTATACCCGTCCCGTGCTTGAACGTTTACTGCTGCGGACCTGGCTGCGGGATGGTGAAGTGTTTGCGCAGATGGTCAGTGGTGCGGGAAACGGTCTGGAAC